GCCAGACTTTTTTAAGCTTGTCCACCGCCTGGGAGATAAGCTCCTGACGGTGGGCGATGATGAGGAATCTCCTTGTCGGGTCTTCCTCGTACAGCTGCTTGATTAATGTAGCAAACACCACTGTCTTACCCGCGCCGGTGGGCAGCACGATCAATGGGTAGCCTGTTTCTTTGTTAAACCAGCAGTGAGCTTCGTACAAAGCTTTTTTCTGATAGCCTCTGAGTTCCATGATTAGATTGATCCTTCCATTAGTTTCTTATCTAGTTCTTTGCGTTCCACTAGGGAAAGCTGTTTGATTTTTCTGACAACCCAGTCAACTTCATCCGGATTTTCACAGTTCAGGTATGAATAAAACACACCGAAGCCGAGAACTTCCTGGATTAAATCCGAGTATTTAATTTCATCATTTGTCTGACTTTCTAAAAACGCATTCAGGTTATTAGAAAATTCAGCCATTTTTTCTTTCATCACTTCATCTTTCATTGTTGTTCCTTTCGAAGTTAGATTCATTTTTATCCTCGCCTGCCAAGCCCTGGCGGACCAAACGTAGCCAAACCTGCCATGCCGTACCTCAACATACCTCGCCGACCATGTCTCGCCTCGCCGTACCTTGCCTTCACCGCCGTACCTTGCCCTGCCTGCCTTGCCATACCGCACCTGAACTAGCCGTACCGAATCACACCTAACCCCGCCTGCCTCACCATGCCTGGCCGCTTCCAGACCCTAACGCGCCGTGCCACACCCAGTAGCGCCTCACCCTGCCTGCCGTGCCTTACCCTGTCCCACCTCGCCGCACCGTGCCCTACCGGAACCCGCCGTGCCTGCCGTGCCTTACCGAGCCCTACCATACCAAGCCTTACCAAACCGGGCCGTGCCTATTCACGCCTTACCAAACCCCGCCTGCCCTGCCTTATCGCGCCTCGCTTTGCCTCACCGTATCGTGCCTCACCTGGCCTCGCCTGCCGTGCCTTGCCCTGCCTTACCGCACTAGACCGTGCCTTACCAAGACAAATCCCGCCTCGCCTGCCTCGCCTTACCGATCCAGACCTTACCTGACAGTGTCTAGCCATACCAAGCCCAGCCTGCCTTGCCTCGCCTTACCGTACAGGAACTCGACACACCCCACCACGCCTCGCCTGCCTTGCCTCGCCCAGAGCAGCGTTGCCGCACCAAAACCAGATTGGCCATGCCATGCCTGTCTTATTTAATCTCCAAGTCCAGGTCAGCAATGGTGGTATCAATTGCTTCACTGATCTGAGAGAGCTCACTTAGAAGATAGTATTTCTTCCTGTATGCAATCGCTTCGTTGATAGCCCTCTTTAGAAGATCATCTCGTGCAATAGGGTCAGCCATAATGTCTGTCAATGACATATAAACTTTTGATTGCTTAGAATCTTCAGAAGAATTTGAATACACCACGTTGTGATAAATGGGTACGCCTGGCTCAACAGGCTTATCTTCTCTGATCAAATGAATAGAGCGGATCATGTTACGTGCTTCATGCAGTCTATGTTTATCAGCAGCAACATCGTTGTTCCACTCAAAGCCATCATGCAAAACATTGGTATCATCCTTCGCTCGTTCAACAACAGCAGCGGGGGTGATAACACCCCCTTGATCCTGCTTGATGTCTTCTAGTTCTGCATAGGCATCTTCTACTTTAATTTTCTTAAAGCGACTACCTGCTCTCCATCGAACATCCATTACGCTACTTCCTGAAGAGAATTTCCAACCACAGATGTAACAGGTACAGAAGTATCGACGCGGAAACGTCCCATCTCTCCACCTTTCTCTGGTCGCCAGTCACCAATCCCGGTTGAGAATCCTGCCTTGTTGGCGAGAACAACAACATCCTCGATTGATAGCCTGGAGGTATCGATACAGAGTTGGAAAGTAGCTCTCCAACTTTCAAAGCACAGTCGGTATCGAAGATCGGTTGCACCTGCTCCGACACGCACGGTGTCAGTGCGAACATATGGTTCTTTGTCGTAGGCCAACGGCACACACATGTTTGAATCTGTGCTGGGGATGAAGATAGATTTTCGTACAAGCGTTTTTTCTATGCCCTCATCCTTGTGTGCTACGCTGATAAGAGCAGCTTTAAAAGCTACCAAGGGCAGACCATAAGATCCATCGTCGGTATAATAAGCACACTCCTTGGCTGTAACCTCTGGAGTACGCTTTTCTTTCGGTTGCTTCTTCCTCTCTTGAGCGGTCATTGCAAGTGTGCGCAAAGCCTTTTCAGACCATGCATGCATCAACATTGGGCTGATGCCCTCAATGCCAATTTCAACTTGAGTGTCCTGATGAGGGTTGATTTTACTTTCTATTGTTGTGTTTGTAGTTTGCATTGTGTTTTCCTAAGTTTGTATCCGCTGATTGTGAGAGCGTGTCAGGCGCGGATTATTCCCCGACGGCTCTTTGTGAACTGATTCAGGATAAATACCTGGGTCATTTAAAATTTGTGCATGCTCGTGCTGCGCACGTTCTTCGTCCGACATGTTTTCAAGCTCTTCAATGTACAACTCTTTCACTTTGCCCATGGGTGTTTTCCTTTTCTTCATGTTCCGTAACCAGTTCCTCGCAAAACTCTCTTGCTTCAGACCTGTGTTTTGAATAGCCCATGTAGACGCGACCGTCTTTGCGTAAGACCGCGTAGAACAACTGAGCGTTCTTGTTAAAGTAAGTAATCATCTGCATGACTCACTCCTTTTTCCGAGCGGATAGAATTTTAAATGTCAATGCTTTCTGTGAAATCTATCCACTTAATTTAGGGTATAACGCGAATTACCCCATTTAATTAGTGGCGGACCACTAGTGGGGTAATAACTGTACTGGGAGCCCCACTAGTGTTGGGACAGGATGCCGCCCCACCCTGGAAGATCCTCCCAGCACGTGTTCTCTCAACTCCAGTTTACCTGCTGACCTGCTGGCTGTTGAGCCTGAGGCGCAGCTTGCTGCGGGGGTGGCGCAGCAGACTGAGGTTGAGCACCTTGTTGTGGATCTGGCTGTTGAGCCGGTGCGTCGGGAGCAAGAAAAGACTTGACCTTATTCTTAGCCGGATAGCCATTGTTGCCTTCCTCAATGCCGATGTTGGCCTGAAGAGGACGGTTCATGGCTGCTGCCACGGCATCAGTGGACAACGCTGTAGTTTCCACGTTCATGCCAGCGCCTCTCGCGAAAGCTTTCAGTCGGCCAAGAGCGACGTTAGGGTTCTTGCCAGTGACTACGAAAGTTTCAAAGACTCGACGGTTCTCATGAGTCGGACCAACAATCTTGAATTGAATGTCGATACCCTCGTTGCCAGAGTTGTAAGTCCTTTCTTCAAAGCTCACAGCTTCGATGGTGTACTGCCCCTCTGGGACAGGTGTAAAGTCGCCTTGTTGACTGTCGTCAACGCCGCTCCAATCAGTTTGATCAAGTATACCCATAGCTATTTAGCTCCTTTCTTTGTGGGTTTAGGGGTTGGTTGTGGAGCCGTAGCAGCCAGGTAGGCTTCCATAAAGGCGCTCCATTCGAAGTTTAGTTTGGATGGCAGATCGACTCGACTCTTGGCATCGTAGCCAGCAGCGAACTTAGTGAATAAGCTTCGATTGCCATAGCTCACACCACGATTCTTGTTCCCGTCTTTCTGAACATTGACCTCGTAGTTTGCAAAGAAATTAAAGTCGCACCAATCTTTGATAAGATAGTTGACTTGTTTGTGACAACGCATCTCCCATCTGTCGTAAGGTTCATTGATGCCATCACTGAATAACTTAACCGCCGCATGTGACAACAGAATGATGTTCATATTCTTAATGTCATAGCAAGCTTGGAAGCCATTCAGCAGGTGGACCCATGCTTCCTTTACTTTCGTAAAGCCCTTACCGAAACCTGGGTCTTCAATTGATCCCCAGTTTTCTTTTTCGCAGACGTATTGCTCTGCGAGAATTGAAGCCGCATCAGTCGTATCCAGACACAAGGTCTTATACGAATGATCCGTGTTGGCCAATTCCGCTGTCTGATCAAGGATGTCTTTCCATGTCAGAGCTACGGGGAACCGATCTGCTTCAATGTATTTCATGCCATCCTCTGCCTGAATGAAAATCACATCGTCGGCTTTGCTGGCAAAGGTAGTTTTACCGATACCATCAGTGCCCTGGACGTTCATTCTGACAGGCGGATATGGCCCTTCAGATATATGAGTTGAAGCGATTTGCGCTAGAAGACTCATACTTCTTCCTCCTCTTTAAGGTTGATTAATTTAATTGACGGATCAGACAACTCGGTAGACAGGGCAGCGCCAATTCGTGAAGCTTCGCTTGGATTAGCGATGGCCCACTCCTTGTACTTTTTCATATCTACTTTGTAAACGACCGATCTGGTCAGGAATAAAGGAAGATTCTCATCAGGCTGTTGATACCAATGGGTATGCAGTGCATCTTGATCCCAGGTATATTTTCTCTTGACTTCGAATGTCACACCGGCAACGGTGTGTTGGCCTCCTTGATTTGACAGCGGAGCAATGTGTTGTCGCGCTTCTTTGGTTTCAAGAATCTGGCGTTTATATTTCTTCACCTTTTGCTGAAGATCCGCAATCATTTCTTGATTCACATGACACTGCTTAACTAGTACGTCATAGTTCATAACTATTTCCTTTATCTACTACACTTCTCTACTCTCAAAGCCGATTCTGGAGTAAGTCATACAGGAAGTCAACCATATATTTCAAAATGATTTTGACCTGTGAAATAAAGTGTCGTAAGATTCGCCAACCTTTTAAACAAAGAGGAAATCATGGAAGTCAAGATCGAGAAAGGTGTTCCGATGAGGGAAAGCTTTCGATTCAGTGATAACAAGTGGAAGCCAGTGCTTGATGAAATGGAGGTCGGTGATTCATTTGTCATCGATGAAACTGACGATGAACACCTGGCTCAATATCAAAATATCATTTACCACGCCAAGAAGATGGACATAACAATTAAAGGAACTAAAGAGGATGAGCGATGTCGCAGAATCCACCGGGTTGAATGAAGCAAAACTATTCCAACCTGAGTTCAGCGGCGCATCAATAAGTTTTGAGCAAAAGGGCCAGTGGTTAAACGAACTCCTTGAGTATGGTGTTCACATCATCCCGTGCGGTTCACCTCAGGATACGGTCCCGCAATATTTTCGCAAAAGACATCCGTTCGATGATGAGCTCGAGCTCAAGAGTAAGTGGAGCAAGACCCCCCGCGTCAACTGGTCACACTATCAGCGGACGCAGCCAAGCGAAATGGAGATCACCAGTTGGCATCATGAATTTCCCGGTGCGAATTGGGCAGCGATTACAGGAATCAACTTTGCCGTAGTCGATGCGGATAGCGAAGAGGCCATGACATGGATACGTCAAGGCAATATCACACGGTCGCCCCTGACGCAGCGCACTCCACGAGGCGGCGAACACTACTTCTATAGTATTGCTCAGGCTGAAGTCAGGACCGGAGCCGGAAAGAATAAGATAGATACCAGAGGTGTCGGCGGCTACGTCATGGTCGCGCCGTCACTGGGATACACCATGCACTGCGAACCCTCTTATGGTGTCGGCAGTATGGATGACCTGCCTTCCCTAAGCGATACAGATCTGCAGAACATCTCGACATTCAACAATGGTGGTGAGGTTGACCCTACGATCCGGGAGAAGCTCGATGAAGATGCAGCCCAAGAGGGGGGCCGCAACGATAAGCTGGCCAGGCTCGTGGGCAAGTGGATTAAAGAATCATGGGGGATGAGGGAGATCCTCATAAAGGCACAGGACTGGAACCAGTCTTGTGCCCCGCCCATGTCAATCGTTGAGGTGACGACGACAACCCTGAGCATCTGCCAGGGTCATGTCAAGCGTCATCCGGAAGACATAGATGCCGGGGTGAATGAATGGGAAACCAGTCAATGGCAGACACAGATATCGGAAGACCTGAAACAGATTCAGGAACAGGAAGACCCTGTTGAAGTACCGGAGCAGCCAGAGGTGGGTCCACTTGGACTCGTGCCATTCGGCCATGCAGAGTGGCAGGTGGATACAACATCAGATCGGGTTGAACAATACTGGGGTGATGCCTTTGTCTTTGAGCGCAGCCGGGTGCTGCTGCTGGGCAAGCCCAAGATAGGTAAGTCAAACTTCCTGGGTGCCTTCGCAGCTGGAGCCGCTACGGGTACAGATTTCCTGGGTGTACCGTTCAACCGACCGTTGAAGGTGATGTGGTTTCAGGCTGAGATCATCAAGGAGTTCATGAAGGACAGAATTGAAACTTACTTCAGACGATTCGGCCATGATGAAGATCTTGTGCGGATGGGATACGAGAACATGATTGTCTCAGGTCGGCTGCGTAAGAACCTGATGACAGATCAGGACATCCAGGCATTCCACGAGGAGATCCAGTTCCACCAACCGGACATCGTCATGATTGATCCCGTCATTAACTTCTTCGATGGCGAGGAGAATTCCAATACGGAGATTAGAAAACTGCTGGATCGCATCGACCGGCTGATTGATCTCAACAATATAACTGTAGTGCTGGCGCACCATACAGGCAAGGAGAGGGCTGATGACAAGAGCTTCATGTCCGCTCGAGGTGGCAGCGTCTTCGCCGGTTGGTTCGACAGCGGCATCAAGTTGGCCGGAGATAAGCCCAACGTACAATTCTATTACGAAGCGAGGAACGCACGAGATCCGGATGAGCACCTGGCATCGTTCGACTTTGAACTGGGTGTATGGGAAGTATCAGACCTGATCAAGCGGCCACAGATGAAGCAGATCCCGACAGAGGATGAGGTGGAGATCGCGAACATGGTGCTGAAGGGCATGAAGGTAGACAAGTTTTATAAAAGAGCCGAGTTAGAATTAGTGGCTAAGGCACAACTGAGAAGACACAACCGGGCGAATGGACATAAAGCCTGTCAACGCGCAGTGAGTTATGTGCAGTCACACCTTGGCAACAAGGTACTGACACACAGTTTGCCGGGGCAGGCGATGTGGCATTACCTAGCGGAATCCACCGCAACTAAACCTTGGGAACAGGAGGAATGAAATGCTAGAAGACATGCAAAAGATGGTGCAACACATTAAGAACGTGGTGTCAGGTCTGTTGGGTTCGCCCAAGCCGCCGAAGCCAGCCGAGAAACATCAGCCGGAGAAGAAACGTAAGCCCAAGTCTAAGCCAAAGTCGAAGACCAAGGGTAAACAGAAACCCAGGGGTAAACGCGCACGAAGCAAGCAGGGACAGTTCGTTGCGGATGATCCCAACACACCAGAGAACGAGGCATACATCAATGAAGATGACAAATAAAAGAAACATCAAGCAGGAGTATATCTACAAGGCCAAGGTCACCCGTGTGGTAGACGGTGACACTATTGACGTAGATATCCCGGTCGGATTCGGGATCATCAAGGCGAAGCAACGGTGCCGGGTGAACGGCATCGATACCCCGGAGTCCAGGATCAATGTGAAAAGATATCCCGCAAGAAGGCGAGAGAAAGAAATGGGTCTGGCTGCGAAAGTCCGGATGAAGGAACTCTGTGCCAAGGAGTGCTACATCGAGAGCCTCGACGGCGGCAAGTTGGACAAGTACGGGCGGTTACTGACTAACCTCTATACGCTGGATGGCACCAACATCTGCGCTACCCTGATCAACGAGGGTCACGCTGTCAAGTATACCGGCGGGAAGAAGAAGCATGTCTGGGCGGAGGCATGACGATGAGGAACAGTTATAGAGAGTACTACACAGTAGAGTACAGGAACGATCAGAGGGTGCTCATACTGAACGATAACGCCAAGCCTACCCGTATGATACTGGAGAATAAAAAGCCTCGTGAAAAGGCTTCTGATGCGTCTGAGAAAGACGGTGGGTATGAGTGGGTTTCCCTTGAGAAACGATACAACGGGGAGAAATGGTTTTAAAAAGAACCCTCGACGGTAAGCCTAGCACAAGCAGCGTCGAGGGTTCCAAGGGGGGTGGGCCCCACAAAAACACAAACCAAAAAAAAGGCCCTCCTGTGTCGCTGGCCTGGCAACCCAAGGAAAAAGGAAATTAAACCCTGGCAGGCCAACGAACACAGCTTCGATTGTAACAGATGGATTAAAAGGAAAATAGATATGAGAAAGAGATATGTGTGGGTCAATAACGTATTAACCCCAGAAGAATGCGAGGAAGTTATTACACACTGTGCGCCTATCGTCGTCCCTGCTATGTATGACAAAAGAAACAAGCAGGGTGAGTTGGTAATGCCTTTGATCCCAAGCCTGATACGGAAGACCCAGGTGGCATGGGTGCCTCAGGGATCTAACATTGATCACCTCATGCAAAGGATGGTGAAGATGGTTTTAAAGCAAGCAAGAGATTTCTTTTATCTCCCTTGCAGTTTTGTTGAGACAATTCAGTTCGCCAAGTATGGATTCCTTGGGCACTACAGAAAGCACACCGATTCAACCGGAACCGGCAGGGCCTCACGCCGCCTCATCAGCGCATCAGTACAACTCAGTAACCCCGATGATTACAAAGGCGGTAACCTAAAAGTTGATACAGGATATAGAAAATATAAAAGTCACATGCATCAAACTCCAAGGGAACAAGGCACCTTGACAGTCTTCCCATCTGTCTTTGAGCATAAAGTAACCCCTGTCCTGAGAGGACAGCGATGTGCATTGGTGCTATGGGCGCACATAGAAGAGCCTCCTTCACAAGAAGAGATTGCCAATGAACTCAAGGAAGATATTAAGCAGCGGGGAACATCTTTGGAAAACACTTAGGTATGAAAGTTAAAGTAGTTTCGAGGCAAAAGTATGGGTCAAATGGGAGGTTTTTGAAATTGACCCATACTCCTGTTTTTGAGGAAGAAGTTCTTTTAAATCAACAGGTTAGTAGTAGGGTCAGTAGGGTCAGCGTTGACCCACCTTGACCCACCTTGACCCATACTCTACAGCCCAGTAAAAACGGGTAGGGTCAATGGGTCAGTAGGGTCACTCCCTAAAGGGAGAGATATATTAATATGATCTCTACCAACTCCTTAGGGAGGAGCCGAAAGAAAAAAAAGTTTAGAAGGGGAGGAGAAAAACGTGCTGGGAAAAATGAGAAGGGAAGGTTTATGATGAGCGGGAGCGAGGTGGATAACCAGGTGAGCGAAGTCGAGATGAGTGAAGTTGAGTTGAGTGAAGAAACAAATCACAACATGCTGTTTGATGCTGATGAGTTTGCCAAGCGTGGGCTCTCAAAGAAACGACAGTTGACTCCAAAGCAAGAGAAGTTTGCCCAGTTGTTTGTGCATCATGACCTGACGAAGAAGGAGTGTGCGTTGCGTGCAGGTTATAAGCATCCGGGGATGACCGCTTCAACCCTGCTGCATAACGTTAGTTATAGTCATGTCCAGGATCGGATCGCAGAACTCACCGAAGCCAAGCAGTTGAAGTACGGAATTTATTTCGACAATGTATCACGAGATCTGATGATGATTCGTAATGCAGCCCTGGAAGATGGTTCGTATAGCGCAGCAGTCCAGGCAGAGATGGGCCGAGCAAAACTTGCGGGACTGTTGATTGATAAGAAGGAGATCAAGACAGGGAAGATCGACCAGATGGATCGAGGCGAGGTGGAAGCCAGGCTCCAAAACCTGATTGAGAAGCATGAGTTGGTGAAGGTCCAGGCAGCAAGCCAGATGGTGGAGATGGGTGAGGAAGAAGAAGAGGATGAGGAAGAGGAGGACATCGATCCCAGGTTCCTAGAGGAAAATGAGTGGGAACAAAATGAGGATATAGATGATGAGGAAGATGTAGATGATGAGGAAGAGGAGGAAGAAGAAGATGCCTAAGGGTAGAGAAACGATTCGGGATGAAGCTGGGGTGTTCATTGGTTATGTTGAGAAAACCGAAGCCGAAAAAGACCAGGTGTTTATTATTGAGAATGTAGAAACCGGATTGATTGATGGCTACTACAGATGCAATCGATCAGCATTGGAAGCTGCTGTCAGGTTTGGAATCAGGTCCGGGCAGTCAATGGAGGTGAAGTTAATCCCTATGCCTGAGGATCGTAAACTTCCTTATCTGCCTGATGAAGTGATGATGAAGTATGAAATCTGGAAACAAGAAGATGATATTAGTGAAGACATAATGAAGACAGGGGGGTAGAATAATTGTGCCTGGGTAATCGGCAAAGACTAATTTAGGAGAAAAGGATATGCACGTAATCGTAACTATCGCAGCACTCGGAGTCTTGGGAGTAATGGCACTCGATTCATTTGGTATGTGGCCGGAAGAAGCAACTGAGGTAGAACCGGAAGTTGTTACCGTAGAATCTGTAACTGTAATTGCGAACGCAGAACCGGAAGTTGCAGACGCAGAAGCAGAGGTCACCGATGCAGAAGCTGAAGCTGAAGATGAAGCAGAAGTTGAAGTTGAAGCAGAAGCAGAATCTGTAATGGCTCCAGTCAAGAAGAAGGGAAAGTCCAGCCTGAGCTAGACTCTCCACATTGGACTAGGCTCGCCACACTTCAGGTCTGAATGTGTGGCGCTTCCGGTCTTTCTTGGTGAGTCGATGTTTGTTCTTGAGAGATTTCTTGAGCAAGAACATCTTGATCCGGTGATCATCTGAGCAGTACCTGGGATTCGTTGGATCATTAGGAGTTCGTTTTGTTATTGAACTTTTAAATCCCTGTTCACACCAGGCACAGGTGTACTTGCGCACTTTATGTGACTCATGCAGGGTGGCTGAGTTCCATCTCAACCCCCCTCGATTTTCCTTTTTCATGAGTCCTCCTCTCTTTCTTTTTCTTGTATCTGCTTAATGATTTTTTCAACGGCATCAGCAATGTGTTGTTGCTTGACATGAGAGTTTGCAAAAGGTCCAGTCTCGTAACCGTAACTCCGTCCGTTAACAAAAGCATTATGCTGCGCTCGTTCAGATCCATCCAAAATCTCCCAGAGATTGGTGATGCCTCGCCTGGGATCATCAGTGGTTAGCGTGTAATATCGACGCTTGTGGCCGTTCTTTTCCCAAATGTTTGAACCCTCTACCTTGGTGCCAGCCCATGCGGTGCCAGACATATAGGATTCGTAGATGTCTAAGTTACTCATGACTCCTTCCTTTTTTAATTAATGGTTAACCACAACTTGAGTTGTGATGCTTCATCCAGTTCATTCAAGATCAAGTGCTTGTCATCAAGTACCTTCTTTGAATTCGCTAAGTGAATGGGGGTTGGACGCTTGTCGGTTTCATACAACAAACGTTTGTCCAGATCTATGATGTGAATGCGATTGCGCAGCGCCTTACGCATAGCCTTACTAGTCAACTGTTCATTGAGTAGATTGCAGATCAGGACATCAACGAAGGCAAAGCTATCGCAGCTGTCTTTGACTATCTGATCATGCATCTCTGTTCTTGCGCGCTGACAAAAAGATTTCGCCAGCCTGGTTAGCTCCAGGACAGAACCAGGACCACATGACTTTCTTATATGGTAGTAGTGAGCTCCGCCCCTGCCATCATTGAGAACCTTCATCAGTCGCTCATTCTCCAGGTGTACCTGCGCGCTGAAATGGTGAGTGCCATGAGAACTCACGGGGTTGTGCTCGATTGACCTGAGCCTCACACCAGAGCAATACTCTGATGCAAGTCTGGTGCCTTTGATTAATTTATTAATCATCGTTCACCTCTATGTATTTAAATTCCCTGAAGATCCCACACTCCTGACAGAAAACCAGATCGTCATCCTTGACTTCATCAATGGTCCAACGATCTAACTCTGTGTTCCATTGAGCATGAGTGAACACACTCAAGACTCCGCTGGCACATTCATTACATACGGGCATTTGTTTAATGTATAAGAACCCTTGGGCGGCACAACTTTTCGGCTGCTCGTTCTGCCATCCCCGGTTAGGATCTTCAACTAGGTTGGGCCACTTGACGTTGTCATCGTCTGCGTATTGATACTCAAGATCTATCCCCATGGTCCTGAGTTTGTCAGGATCAGTGTCCAGTTCCTTGGCTTCAGGGTAGTTCATCTCCGCCAGCAGTTCGTAGTAGTCCTTGCCAGCAAAAATCCCATAGCCTTCGTAGTTTGATTCGATGTAGCGGTTACCTTTGTCATCTAACATGTGGACCGTGAACGTGTCACGATCACTGTGTCGGTTCG